CATGTTAAATTTAGTTAGCCCATGTAAAGCTCCATTAGAGCCCTTACCAACAACTACTCCAGAAATATCATATGAATCACAAACAAATGATCCTATATGTTCATTGCCTGGATATTTTTTACCACCTTTTAAAACAATATTATTTTGAAGAGTAGCTTTGGGAATGTAAGATACAAAAAATCTTCCTCTTTTATTCGGGCTCCAAATTACTTTAGAATCTTTAATTCCATCCTTCCAATAAAATCCACCTTGTGTAACGTGATGTGCTATATTTAATGAATCGTTATAATCTATTTGTTGATATATTTTTGTTAGATTAAATAAAGATTGTTTGCTTTCATCTCTAAAAGCATGAGATTCGGTTCTAGGAAATTGTCTATAAAACTCATTTAAAGCATCAGGGTCTGAAGCTAATGACTCTACTTCGTTTTCCCAATAATCTATAGCTCCTTGATATACATATTCATTATCTATTCCAAGCACAGGTTCGGTAGGATTCTTAAATACTGGCATACCATATTTATCTATGAAACCTTCCATATTCCATTCCATAGGTATAAATAAATTATATAGACCACTTTTTGTTTGACCATTAGAGTTTCTATTTAAACAAATCGAAGATTCAAATAAGTTTTTAAAATTTTTCCCACCCTTATCTAAAGCGTTAGATGTAGAGCCCATTAAACATTTACCAATAACCTTACTTCCTAATCTTAAACAAGTTTTGGTTACCCTCCAGTTGTTTAATATATTCTCTGGCCGTTCCCATTTACCACTTTCATCATGTATAAGTAATTGTAATTTTTCTCCATCATAACTATTGTCAGATGTGTTCTTCCAGTCAATAGTTGTATCTAATCCTTCTAGCTCACTATCATTTACTTCATACATATTTTTTTTGGTAATCTTAGAGGCTGGCACACGATAAGCTAATTCAGTTTTAGGTTTGTCCATACCATCTTGGATGGGTTTAAAAAAGAAAGGATAATTATTTGATATAGGAACTATTTTGTCTGTAAACATTTTTTTTGCATCTGCACCGGTTTTAGATAAAATTCCAATTCTTGAATCTTTGGTTATTGTGGCGGTATTAACTCCCTCACAGGAACTCATAAAAGAAAATCCTGAACGTCTTATTTTTAAATAACACATACCAAAAGATCTTTTATCAGCTCTACACGCTTCCCAGTATATATAAAATATTCTATTAGCTTCTCTAAAATCTGGATGTCCTACATCTATTTTCGTCCATTGTAAATACATATAATGGGTTCCAGTAATGTATGTAGGCACACCATTGTTTTTAAACCAAAAACCTTCTTCCCTTCTATCAAACTCTGTTTCTATGTAATCAATCCATTTGGTTTTAAAAGAACCTGGTGTTTCATGCCATTGAAAAATAGATTGGATTCTTTTTAATTCTTTTGGTAATTCAGTTGCTTCCCAGTATTGATCAATTTTATTTTTACTTTTTTGATATATACTATTAGGGGGTTTAGGTAAAGCAATTCGTAATCCATTGATATTAATTATATCTTGTATTTGACCAGATTTAGAAATAACTACTATATCGTATTTTTCGTTATATCCATACTGCCATGTTCGTGCTTTATTTTTTGTAGATAAAACATTTTTAGGAACTACATCGTGTAGTTTTATATATAATTTATTTTGATCTTGATTCTGCAAATCCTTTCGGTGTATTTTTATTTTTTATTTCGTTACCTTCCAGTAAATCTTTTTCGTCCTCTATTCTTTTTAATATTTCAAAAGCGTCAAATATGGCTAGTTTTTTAGTAGCTGCTGCATTTTTTAATCTGTCCGCCGCTAACTCATCATCAGCGTCATATTTAATTATGTCTTCTTTAGCAACTTTAATTAATTGTAAAACTGCTTTTTCTCCAGCTTTTATTATTTGTTCTTTAATCTGTTTATTATCCATTATTTAAAACCATTGTTATATTTTCTGTATACATTCTGTATAATTTTTCTCCATCAACACTGAACTCATATTCACTATCTGGAGTAAATGATATTTCATCACCAACTTTAACACCTAATTTTTCTAGTTGATTGTTTATAAATTTCATTCTACCAATTAAAGGTTCTTCTTTTCCTGTTTTATTTAAATAAGATAATTTTACAGGAACAGGTTTTACAAAACAATATTTAGAATGAGAACGCCATTCACTACCGTTGTAATATAAAAAAAATTGGTCAGGATCTATAAAAAACAAATCATTTCTAAAAAAACTTTTACCACTTTTTTCTACACCCTGCATGTCATAATAAAATTTAAAAACATTATGATGTACTAATAATATATCTCCTATTTTTATTTCTCCTTTATAACTTATAGGCATTGAAATAACTTGAGCAAAACGGTTGGATGATTTATGATCTTCTTTTGAAACACTAATTATAAAATCTATGTCGCCAATTTTTTTCTCATTATCATACCTTTTGCCTTTTAATGGACGTACAATAAATGAATATGGAGATTGCATTAGAAATTAATATTATATTCTAACGATATAGGTAGAGTCATTTTAAATTCTTTCCACAACAAAAGTTCTTTATTTTTTTCAATCCATATTTTATAAGATTCTTGCCCTTGGTCTTGTTGAATTAAATGTATTACATAAGTGCCACCTAAAACTTCCTGCCCTACGATGTAGTGCATCGCTCCCGACTTATAGTCAGCTCCTATGGAAATCTTTCTAATGTCCATTTTTTAGAATGAAGTATTGGCTGTAAGTATTCTATATAAAATATTAATTCTTAAAATACCGTTTCCTTGAGTTGGATTACCAATATTAGTAAGTAGTAATGGTGCGTTAGCTCCTAAAGCGCCAGCTGTAACACTTTGTTTTAATATTACATCTGTAACAGAGTTTATGGTGCTTGAAGTAATGGTTGTTATTGCAACACCATTTAAACTTACAGTTGAGTTATTTATAAAATTATAAGCAGTAGTGCCTACATCCATAAATACATCAAATGAAATAATATCATAAACCTTACCTGCACCAGATGCTGGTAAAAGAGTTACATCTGTTGTTCCTAAAGTAGTTAAATCTGAATCTTTAACTTCAATATTAGCAACGACAGTGTCTATGCCAAATAAAGTTTTTACATTTTGTAACTTACAAGTTTTAGTTAATAAATTATCATTTTCATCACTTAGAACAAAATAGTCGTTTAATGTCGGTGAAACATTTGGATACGCTACTGTGTTGCTAATTTTTGCCATAACTTATTTTACCTCTTCAGTTTCTACTTCTTCGACTTTTTCTTGTTGTTTTACCTCACCAGTCATAATATCTATCACTGCATCTTTACCGTATTTTTCTGCTAAAGATTTTTCATCTACAGCAAAAGCTTTACGTAAATCACCTATGTTTTCTACTTGAGCTAAAACTCTTAAAACATTATCAGCTATATCTATTTTAGCTTTTGTAAACTCTTGATTTAATCCTTGGATTCTTTTTAACTCTTCGTCGTTTAATTTAATTTGATTCATTTTATTTATTATTAAGATTTATTTTCAAATATACTAATTATATTTTATTCGACTGGAGGATTATTAAAAGTAAAATATAACATCTCATCCACCGGTTTCTTTTCTAAATCCACTTGTTCTTGTATAGATTTCTGCATCGACACCACATCTAATCCTGCTTCTAACCATCCAATAACTACATTTTCAAAATCTTGATCATTAGCCCATGGTATAAAAGGGGTGTTGGGGTCGTATTGTATATTGTGAGTGGCAATAATACTAGAGCTATATTTACCCTCAGAACCAGTGTAAGTGTAATGTATTGTATAAATTACATTGTCATGACCTTCGTCATGTATTTTCGCATCCATTGCGTTTATTGTCCATTGATATGCTAGTGCCATAATTATATTTTTTACAAAGTTAATTATTTATTTTTAAGTTTTTCTATTTCTGCTTTTAGTTCTTGTATCGCTGCAACTAGTAAAGGTGTTATTCTACCATAATCCATTCCTTGCATCTCTTTACCATCTTTTTCTCCTGAAATAGCATCTGGAAATATTTCTTGTACCTCGTGAGCAATAAATCCTTCTGTTGATTCATCATTAAGTTTCCAATCAAACTTTACAGGTTTTAATTTACTTAATCTTTCTAAACCATTTTCTAAAGGTTTAATATTCTTTTTCATTCTGTAATCAGAAGATGTATTATAAACAACAGACGTTTGGTTTGACCCTTCAATACCTCCTGCAATATTACCACCACTTCTAAATCTTTGGTATCTATAACCACTAGCATATATAACATCTGCATATAAATAAAGCGCATAATTATTAGCATTACCTCCAATATGACACATTGCATCATTTGAAGTATTTGTATTGTTTATTAAAACTCGCCCCGCACTTGTAATACGCATTCTTTCTGCAGGAGTTCCAACACTATTAGTCCAAAAAGTTAAATCAGTTGGATTCCCACTTGCAGCAGTATTTATAGCTTGTATTCCTGCTCCTCCTTTAAATTCAGCATCTCCTCCAAGACTTGTAGATATTGCTCCAAAAGATATACCTGTTTTTTTAGGATAAGAACCACCTGTACCAGTATTTACATTTATTGAAACATCATCTGTAGCATGATATAAATTTAATTTACTTGAAGGCGAAGTAGTTCCAATTCCAACATTACCTGAGCTATCTATCCGCATTCTTTCATTAGAATTTGTAGTAAATAAAATTGGATGTGTACTTTTTTTGTTTTCTATATAAGCATTACCTCCACCATCTACACCGAAAACTGCTGTATCTGTATTACTGCTTGATTTAAATGCTAATGTTGAAAACGCTTGTGTTGATTCAAATAAAGCTACATCTGCTGCGGCTGTATTATAAACATGTAATTTTTTAGAAGGTGTAGAAGTTCCAATCCCTATTGCGCCTGTTGTTACTAGTGAAGTAAAAGCGGGATTACCTGAGCTTGCGCCAAGTGCCATCACTGAATTTGATACCACTGCAGACGTTGAATTAGGATTGTTTATAAAAACCCCGTCTCTAAAAGTATATGATGCGCTTGTATTAAAACTGCCGTCAGTAGCCACATGTAAATTCCCACCAAGCTGTGAATTACCAGCAACGTGTAATTTAGCCCCAGGCGAAGCAGTTCCTATTCCTACATTTCCAGCGGAAGTAATACGCATTCTTTCATTCCAAGTAACTGTACCACCTGCTGTTCCACTAATTGCGTTATAAAAGTGCATTGTTCCATCTGTATTATAATATTGCCTTGCTGCTGCACCAGAACCTATATATTCATAATCAGTACCATCGTAATAAGAATTGCTCATTAAATTCATATCTCCACCTGTTGAAGCTAAAGATGCTTTTTCAACTTGTAAAACAGTAAATCCACTCCAAGCACTTGGTATTTCTCCGATTCCTACATTTCCAGACGGAACTATAAAGTTTGTATTAGAGTTTAATGTAATAACATTACTAGTATAACCTGCTAAAGTATTTACATATAAAGTACCTGTTTCTCTAACATAAACATTGCCATTTACATCTAATTTAGCACCAGGCGAGGTTGTTCCGATTCCTACGTTTC